AGGCTGTGTATTTAAGGCTTCTATGAAATCCAATGAACTTTTGCCTAATCATAAGATTAAGGCAAGAGTATTTATGGGATGTAATTTCCCATTCCTATTAGTTGTCCGCCAATATTTAGGTGGAATTATACAATTAATGGGAGATAATCGCTTTTTGTTTGAGATGGGAAAAGGCATTGATATGAACGGTATTGATGCTCATCATCTTAGACAATTCTTAGCAGAATATTCTACTGAGAATGTTATAGCACTTGATTATTCAGCTTTTGACCAGACAATGTCGGCACAAGTTTCATCCCAGGCATCTTTTATAATTGTTCAAATTATGAAGCGCTTAGGAATGAGTCAAGAAGCTATAACTATTGCGACTGGAGCTTTAACTGATATGAATTATCCATCTATATTGTTTGATGGTTCTTTGATTGGATTAGGGAATAGTAATCCTTCGGGACAACCCTTAACCACTGAACTTAATGGTATAGTTAACTCTTTATATTTACGTATCTTATTTTTCGGATTATATCCTGAATTGAAGAATCGTAAACGTTATAAAGAATGTGTACGATCTATGACGTATGGAGATGATAATATTAGTTCTGTTTTACCAGAATATTTAAATTTCAATGGTGAAACTATTGTAGATGCTGGCAAGAAAGTAGGTTTAACAATTACTATGGCTGATAAAGATGCTAAAATAGTTAAATTTACTAAATTAGATGAAGAGAGTGATTTTTTAAAACGCACTTTTCGTTATTGCCCTCATTTAGAATTATACAGAGCTCCAATTTCTGTAGATTCTCTAATTAAAAGGTTTTATTATATGCCTCTCGAGAGTCCATTAACGGCTCATGAGTTATTTTTAGAGAATATTGATGATGGTCAACGAAGCGCTTCTTTGCATTCGCGTGAAGTGTTTGATGATTATCAACAAAAATTAAAAGATATAGCTTTAGATGCTGGAGTTTTTGATACTTGTCATTGGTATTCTTATGATTCTTTATTAAAAGATGCTAAAGATAAAATCGAAGATGAGATGAAAGATTCAGAAGAGTATGAAATTATTGAGATTGAGTCTCAGTCTCTCATTACATATAAATTTAGTTTTAAAATTGCTACTTTGTCTATATTATTTTTGACATTTTATAAATTTGTTAAAATATATGATAAACTTAGTGAATATAAAGAGAAAATTAATTTAAATAGAGGTCTAATATACAATTATGTAAGTGTAATATTAGTTTTTGTAAGTGCTTGTTTTCAATCACTTATAACTTGTATTAATGTGCTTTATGCACCCTCATTTTATATATTAAATCTTAATGATTTTCTTTCTAAATCTATTTATGTTTCTGCCGGAAGAGCAGATGAAGTTAATGAAACTAC